TATGAAACCACTAAAAGAAAACTTAAAAGAAGTAGTTCTTCAAGCACTTGAAAACCATTTAGGTATTGTGTCACCAGCTTGTAAAGATGCTGGTATTAGTCGTGATACTTTTTATAGATGGTATAAAGAAGATGAAGACTTTAAGAAGAAAGTTGATGAGATAGATGAAGTAACATTAGATTATGTTGAAAGTCAATTATTTAGGAATATAAGGTCTGGAAGCGAAAAGAGTATATTCTTTTATATGAGATATAAAGCGAGAAAAAGAGGATACACAGAAGAGTTAAATATAAACGCTAATGTTAAGGTAGAACAACCACTACTCCTACCTCTAAAAAGAGATGAGGATGAAAAAAATGAAGACTAACCTTGATTTACACCACTGCGATAGACAAAATAAGAAGAATAGAAAAACGAAAAAAGATAATACAAGGTGGTTCATCATCTGGTAAGACTTATGCTATTCTAACAATACTTATAGATAAATGTGCCAGAGAAGCAAATCTATCTGTCTCTGTTGTTTCTGAAAGTATGCCACATCTTCGTAGAGGTGCAATTAGAGACTTTGTTAATATAATGAAATCAACTGGTAGATACTATGAAGACCATTTTAACAAAACAAGTTTAACCTACAACTTTGCTAATGGTAGTTATATAGAGTTTTTCTCAGCTGATGCACCTGATAAACTAAAAGGAGCTCGTAGAGATATACTTTATATTAATGAGTGTAACCATGTCTCTTATGAAGCTTATCAACAATTGTCTATTAGAACACACAAAGAAATTTATTTAGATTATAATCCAGACAGACAATTTTGGGCAATAACAGAAGTCTCACACGAACCTGATGCCGAAAAGATTATTCTCCGTTACACAGATAACGAAGCCTTATCACAATCAACAATAGAACAATTTGAAATCAACAGACAGAAATCATTAACAAGTGAATACTGGGCTAATTGGTGTAAGGTTTATATTGATGGTGAAGTAGGTTCATTAGAAGGAGTTATATTTGATAATTGGTCTGGAATAGATTATATACCTGAAGAAGCAGAACTAATCGGTATTGGACTTGACTTTGGTTTTACTAATGACCCAACTGCTGCTATTGCTGTATGGAGAGCTGATGGTGTTTATTATTTAGATGAGTTATTCTATCAGACTGGTATGTTAAATAGTTATATCAATAGTATGTTTAACGATTTAGGTATAAGTAAATCTACTGAGATATGGGCTGATAACTCAGACCAAAAGTCAATTAGAGAATTAAAGAATTATGGTTGGAGAATAGCTCCTGTTACAAAAGGACCTGATAGTATTGTATGGGGTATATCTATTATGCAAGAATACACATTTAAAGTAACGAGTAGAAGTGCAAATCTAATTGAAGAATTACAGAACTATCAATGGATTAAAGACACAACTGGTATGAAAACAAATAAACCAATAGATGCGTTTAATCACGCAATAGATGCTACTCGTTATCTGTTTATGATGAAATTAGGAAAAAGGAATGTGAATAAAACTCCGTTTGTTATAGGTGGAGATAAAAAATTACCTTTTAGATTATGAATAAAAGTTATGAAAAAGAGTGGGATGACATTGTAGGTGCTTTAGCATTTGATGTTTATGCTATGGATGAATTAGAGCACGACACAGAGATACAAGTTAGATTATTTACACAAATAGAAATTATATTTGGACAATTAAAGAAACTGAGTAGAGGTAGATTTTTTAAGCAAAGAGAATTAGATGTGACTTGGGTTATGTTAAGACAAGATATATTTTATCTAAATGATTTAGCAAATGATGGTGGTGTTTTAAGAAATGTCTATAGTGTTATTGTAGAATTATTTGATGAGTTGATAAAGATAGCTGAAAGGATTACTGATTATGAATGTGCCTCTAACTTATTAAAGTTTAGAGATATGTGGTTTAATGCATTCAATATAAAATTAAAAAACGCCAGTGCAGAGCAAAAATGAAATACTCACTGACTTATACACTAATCCTCTATTAGACGAAATCATTTGGAAGATAACTAATTCACCAAATGGTAGATTACTTAGAGATGATTTAAAAGCCGAGTTGTTTTTAATTTTAGTTGAGATGAGTGAAACGAGAATAAAGGGAGCACACAATAATAACTATCTTATTTATATGTGTGTAAATATACTTAAAAAACAATACCATAGTGGAACAAGTCCTTTCTTTAAGAAGTGGAGAAAAGAAATGTCAGGTGATTTTATAGTGATTGATGAGATATGTGGTGAAGATATAGATTTAGAACAAACAGAAATAGACTTTGAAAACATAGAGTTATTAGAGAAGATTAAATGGATTGTTGATAATAAACTTGACCTTGTTGATAGAGAACTATTTAAACTCTATTACAAATGGGATAGGTATGATAGATGGTTAGGTGATTTAAGAGATGCCTCTTGTCAAAAAGAAATGTCATCTTATAGAAAGATTGAAAAGAAACTTACTATAACACCTTTAGATGGTGAAAAGAAAATAGGAATAAGTAGAAACACTATTGCTATATCACATCAAAGAAGTATAGAGAAGATAAAAAAATGGTTAAGGAAAATATGATTGTATTAGGATTAAAACTATTGATTATTTGCTATGTCTTAAGTGATTTAGCAAACTTTATTGGTGAGTTGATAGACACTATTATCACAACTAAAAATAAACCATTACAGGTCATTAAAACACTTATTGTTTATTTACTGACTTGTAGTAAATGTTTTAGTATGTGGTTTAGTTTAGTGGCATCTGGTAGTTTATTTTTGGCTTGTGTTATAGCCATAACAATACACTATCTAAAAAAGATTGAATACAAGTTCTTTAGTGATACAAGTATTTAAAGATAAAATGATTATGATTATGAATTATTATGAAAAGTGGGTTGATGATTTAGGTGATGGTAACTTTGGTGAAGACTTAGTATGTGAGTTTTTAGAAGGATTAGGATATACTATTTTAGAACGAAGAGATGATTACTGGTGGGATATAAAAGCAAAAAATAGAAAAGGTGAGATACAAACATTAGAAGTTAAAACAGATAGGTGGGAAAAGTTTAATCGTATTACAAACAATATGGTTATTGAAGTTAGTCATAAGGGAAAACCAAGTGGTATTATGGCTACAAAAGCTGATTATTATATATATTTTTTTCCTGAGTGGGAATTAATATATATAATAAAGAGTGAGTATTTAAGAGAACTTCTAAATACAAGACCTGACTTATTTAGAAGAAAAGATAATGTGGGTGATAATGGTAGAGTTGTAGCTTATCTGTGTAATAGACAAAATATGGAACAATTCTTTAAAGTATTAAGAATAAAAAAAAGTAATAAGTGGAATGAACGAGACCGACAAAAAAGAATTTGAGAGATTGTATAATCTCACAACTGCTAAGATGTTAGACAAACATTTAGCACAAGACCTGATACAAAGATATATTGACCCAGGCGCAAAGTATTGTATGACTTGCGACCCATCAATAAGAGCTATGTTTAGAAGGTTAAAGATGTGGTGGGAGGAAAACAAAGACAAAGTTTAATAAACTATATTTATATAAAAAAGTTATAAAAGGAAATATGATAATAATTGAATTAGAAGGAGTGGAATACCAAATGCCACAAAGTTGGGAAGAGGTTACTTTAGAAATGTTTGAAAAGATAGTTGATTTAGCTGGTCTTTTATCAGAGTATAAATCTCGTTATCAATACTCAATTGAAATGTTGAGTATATTAACAGGAGCGCCTCAAGAAGGTTTAAGTAAGATGACTAAAAAGTCATTTGAAGAATTGGCAACAGCTTGTGAATGGGCATCTACTGAAGTCATCAATACAAGAAAAATGAACTATGTTATTGATGGTCAAGAGTATATGGCTATTCAAAATTTGGATAGTTTAGAAATGGGTGATATGGTTTCTATGGAATTACTAATTGGTAATACTGAGGTAAGTAAATTACTAACAAACCTGCTACCTATTTTGATAAGAAAGGTTAAGGTAGTAAATAGAGGTGGTAAGGAAGTTAAAATTCCTGGTCCATTCGTTGCTGAGGAATATGAAGAGATGAAGGAACTATTTAGAAAGAATTTAAGTGTGGCTGATGTCAATCACTTAAAGGATTTTTTTTAAGATGGAGGGAAGGTGTCTTTTATAACTATGAAGGTTACTTTGGTAAAAGAAAAGTTGTAGAAGAAGGCCAACCAACAGCTCCCGACACTGGAAGTTTTGATTATAAGAAATGGCAGTGGCACTTAATGGTGCATAAGTTGGTAAAAGAATTAAATTTGACACCTGAAGAGGTGTATGAAATGAACTATATTGCTTGTCTTAATTGGTTGAGTATGTTCCATCAAAGAGACAAACATGTAGAGATGACAAGAAAACAAAATAAAAAATAAAAAAGAAAAATGGCTGTAACAATTGCTAATATAGTGAATAGGTTTAAACAACTGGCAAATGCTGACCCAAGAATTAATGCATTTGGTGATGGACCACTTTATGACATTATAGATGATATAAAATACTATCCTTATTTATGGATACAAAACGATATACCTCATAGAGTAAATTATACAGAACTAAATAAATACAGAGCTATTGAGTATAGTTTTGTTTTAAGAGTTGGTGATAAAGTAAATGACCAACCAAATGTTTATCAGGCTTATGGTGAGAACTCTAATAATGGTTTAGATATATCATCTGATACTTTTACTATTTTAGTTGATATGATAAATGTTATTAGTGAGGATAGTTTAGGTTTATTTACTGGTCTTGCTTTATTAGATGACATAGAAATTGAACCATTCTTTCACGAAGATACTGGTGATGTTAATGGTCATATGGCTCAGATTAGATTGAGAGCACCACTTGAGAACCCTTGTATATCACCTATTACAGATGATTTATACCCACCAGTTGGTCCGACACAATCACCTACACAAAGTTGTGCTGAAATAACAGAGATACATTATGTTGATTACCAAATTGATTTTACACTACAACCAGTAGCTTACGAAAACTATAATGACCTTTCTACACAGTTTGTATATGAACCAAATGGCATTAGTTGGAATGATTATCTATCAATCAACGCTTATGGTATTTTTGATTATAATGGAAACGCACCACTTGATATAGTCTATGCTTTTGCTTGGTCTGCTGCTGGCCCAGTAACATTTACAAATGCTTGGGCTTTGGGTAAAATTGGAAATAATTGGTTGTTATATCAATTACAACCATTAACACCAGGCGAAGGTGATTTAGTTGTTTATAACGAAGCAAACATCGGAGATAGTTGTGGAATTGGTAACTATGATATAACAAGTGTGCTCGGACTTACGACATTTGTGGTTAGTTAAAAAAATAAATTAGGAATATGGAAAAGAAAACTTATTATGAAGAACATAAAGAGTTAATGGATGCTCGTTCTAAAGAATGGAAAAAGAAAAACAAAGAAGCTTGGAACGCTTATCAAAGAGAATATAAAAGAAGCAGATATAAAAAGAAAGAACTAAAAGAAAATGCCAATCAAGAAGAAAAAAGGTGAAACTAAAACAGAGTTTCTAAATAGATGTGTTCCTATGGAAGTTGAAAGTGGATTTCCACAAGAACAAGCAGTAGCTATGTGTTATAGCTACTGGACCAGTGAAAATCTATCAGATATAAGAAAGATTAGAAGAAGAAAATACTTAAGTTTTAAATCTGGAGTTCCTCATTATACAGCTGATGGTATTGAATGGACTGGTCCTACACATAAAGATGCCAGTGGTAGATTAATGACTGGTGAAGTTCATACCGAAGATAGTGAATACTTATATCACGAAGATGAATTGTTAAAGTTTGAGACTTATGATGATTATCCTAAAGAAGCACAAGAAAATGCTAAAATAGCTTTGAGATGGGCTGAGAAAAATGGTTGGGGTTCTTGTGGAACACCTGTGGGTAAAGTAAGAGCAAATCAATTAGCAAATGGTGAGAATATAAGTAGAGAAACAATTTCTCGTATGGCAGGATTTGAGAGACATAGACAAAACTCTCAAAAAGAATTAGGTGATGGTTGTGGTCGTCTTATGTGGTTAGCTTGGGGAGGAGATGCTGGTGTTGAGTGGGCACAAAGAAAGCTACAACAAATTGATACAGAGAACTTTAAGAAATGGAGAAACTCACCTAATAGTTCTAATGTTGCTAAGATAATGTATAATGACGAAACAAGAGAATTAGTTTTACAATTCAATGATAAATCAATTTACACTTATACAAATGTTGATTTTAATTTATTCAGAGAAATTATGGATGGTAATGGTGTTTGTAGAACAGAAGGTAAAAACAAATGGGGTGAATGGTTTGTTGGTAAGACACCATCTGTTGGTGCTGCTGTTTATGAGAGATTAGTGCTAAGTGGTATAACATACAAAAAAGGAGGTTCATTAAGATAATGCAAAAGATAAAATACCCGTCATCGGCTATAAGAAGATGTGATAAAGCCTTAAAGGATTTAATGCAAAAAGTCATTGATACTAAAAAAGGTGGAACAACTTCTGAAGGTGTAAGAGGCCCAGCAAGAACACTTAATAGAAATAGTGGTGAATTAAGAAATAGTATTAAACCAGTTATTAAAGTTAGAAATGGTGAATTACTTATTGATATAGAAGTTGTTAAATACTATCAATACTTAGATACTGGAACAGAAAGAATTAAAACTCCATGGTTTTTAACAGAAGAATTTACAACACATAAAGACTTTATAGATGCGATTGCTGAACTAACAGCTAAAGGTATAGCTCATACTATCGCAAGTGATTTGAAAGTCAATCCGATAGAGCAGATGCAGGTGAGCTCAACAGCTTAAAGACAATTTGTTATAAACTATATTTATTGATAAAGATATAAAAGTATATGAGTTTAACAATTAGAAGAGCTCCGCAAGAGTTGATGCCAACTTATAATCAAGTTATAATCGTAGCTACTTCATCAGAACAAAGTAGATTAAACTACCAATTGGTTACAGATGTTTATTGTAGAGGTGAAATGGTTACAAGAATGAAAACACCTGTCAATCCAGAAGGATATATTATCGTTGATTTACACAAACATTTAGAAAATAGAGTTAGTTATGATTTCACACCAGGCTTAACTGGTTGGAATATAGCAACACAATCATTTGCGAGTTATTCAGTAACTTTTTATGATGAGTTCAGAGAAGAGTGGGAATTCTATGATAACATTTATCAAGCAGTAGGAGCAACAGCTTATATTGGATTTATAGGCCCAACTGGTGGTCCGCAGCCATTGTTTTCTGTTGGTGATTATATTTATGTTAGTCAAGACCCAGGTTATACGGTTCCAGAATACAATGGAGCCCACTATGTAACGGCTGTTATAGCAACAGGTTCAAGATGGATTGTTAGAACAGATAATTTGTATGTTCAAAACACACCAGCTGAAGGTGGTGTTATAACATATGCTGATTATCAATTAACTACAAGTCCAGTTGGAACATTAACAATTTATGAAGACCCAACTTGTTGTATAAATGCTACTGGTGTAACTGCTGGTGGCTCCCAGAGTGTTACTAATTTAGGTTCAACTGGAACTATTAATGGTTATCCAAGTTTTACATTTACGATGAACGGACTAAGTTATTCTATGAGAGTTGAAACATATGCACCAACATCAACACAATACTGGGTTATTCAAGCACCTGATGGTAAGTGGCATGCTGCGACATCAAGTATTACATCTTGTCCTCCCGTTGGAAATTGGCAAATAACTGGATTACCAGTTATTACAACATATACATCTTTTACAGTTTCTGAAGCAACAAATTGTAGTTTAGTTACTACAACAGCAAGTTCATTTCCTGAGAAATATGTTTTCAATGGTGTTTTAGATTTTGTTGATTTCATTAGTTGGAATTATGACGAATGGGATGCACAAACAGTTAGTAATGGTAAATTCTTTACAAATGTCTTTGATGGTTACGAATTAGATGTTGATAGTTATATGTTTTTAAATGTATATCAAAATGCTAATAGTGAAATTGGTAGATTGAGAATTAAAACTAATGTTGGAACATTTAGTGTGAATAATTCATTTACAACTATCACAAATGACCAAAGAAGATTTCTACAAATCAATGGAAGTGTAAAAGATTTAGTTGATGCTGGTATAGTTAATGGCTCAACAACGACTTTAGAAATATGGTGTGAAAATACATCTAATGTTAAGACGATAGCAAGTAAAACCTTCACTATTGTTAATAAGTGTAGTATTTATGATAAGATGCAAATTATCTTTATGGATAAAATGGGAAGTTTTATCCCATACACATTTGATAAGGTTCATAGAGAAACAAGAAACATAAATAGAGTTGATTATCAACAGAACTATGGTTCCTATGCACCAGCAACACAACAATGGTCATATAACACTTGGGATAGAGGTAGAAAGAGTTTAGATACTGTTGTTGTAGAACAATATACATTAAATAGTGATTGGGTTAATCAAACAACTTCTGATTACTTAATGGAGTTATTTGAAAGTCCAGAAGCTTATTGGGTTAGACCTGATGGTGTTATTTTAGCGATTAATATAAATGTTTCATCAATAGAAAGAAAGCAAGTTATAAACGAGCAATTGATAAATTATGTTTTAACATTTGAATTATCAAATAAAAATATGCAACAAAGAGGATAATGAATTACATACAACTATTTATAAATGAGCCATCAACTGCCGAGTTAGATATGACGCAGGAGATAGAGATTGCTTTACAATATAGTATAGCAGATATAAAAGACATCTCAAAAAGAAATGCTGCTTACAGTAAGACAATAGTCTTGCCAGGAACTAAAAAGAATAACTATTGGTTTGGAAATCTATTTGATGTTAATGCAGATTTTACAATGTTTAATCCTAATAAAAGAACAGCGGCTAAATTACTTGTTAATACTGAGGTTGTAATGGATGGTTTCTTACAATTAAGAAAGATAACTAAACTAAACAATGTAGATAATCAAGGTAATCAAATTGGTTATGAGGTTGTAATTTATAACAACTCTGTAGATTTGATGTCTGTTATAGGTGAAAAGACAATTAACCTTCTTGATATGAGGGAATTTGGCCATACCTTTTCTAATACTAATGTTAAGAATAGTTGGACACATACTTGGGAAGATGGCTATGTTTATCCTATGTTTGGAACTCACACAAAAGATAGTCAATATAGTGTAGATTATTTTTACCCAGCAATATATTATAGAGCTATTTTAGACCAAATGATTAGAGAAGCAGGATTTGGCTGGACTGGTTCATTAGCAAACAATGACCAATTTAATCACGAATGCATTTCTTATGTGACGGATGGTAGGCCAAAGGTTGATGAAGCTGATAGAAGAGAAAGAGAGTTTAGAGTTGGTAGAACACAAAGTTATACTAATACAGCATATCCTAATTGGAATGCTAATCAAGATTTTGCTTATGTATCATCTTTCGCAACTGCACAATTTAATGCTGATACTCCATCAACTGGTTATGATTATTTTGATAATGACAATAACTGGAATACAACAACTTATCAATGGGATGTAAATTATAACGGTGCTTATAGTGGTGAATTATTATTAAAAACAAGATTAAAGTTACAAAATAATACAGGTTCATCTACAACAATTACGAGATTTTCAAGTGCTGACCCTAACTTATGGCCTCAGTGGAAAATGGAAGTTAAGGTTGAGATATGGGGTGGAACTGCTTGGAGCACTTGGAACTCAGGTGAAACAAGTGTTTATAGTTATACTGGAACATCAATTACATTAGCACCTGGTGGTTCTCAACAGTTTGATTTACCAGTTCAGTTTACATTACCACAAGTGAATTTAGCTGTTGGTAATAAAGTCAGAGTTAGATATAGACCTATAAAAATCGCAGCATCTTGGTTTTTTACGCAACCAATAACAGTTACTGTTGAGGTTAGAAATAAATTTGGAAGCACTGACCAACCAACATTCTTTAGAAATACGGCAATAGTAGGACAAATAACACAGAACGAATATGTTGATTTAGCTAAATACCTACCAGATAAAATTAAACAAAAAGACCTCCTAACAGATTTGATTAGAAGGTATAATCTCTACATACAGATAAATCCTGAAAATCCAAAGCAGTTAATCTTTGATACAAGGCCTGATTTCTATGAAAGAGGTGAGATAGTAGATTGGACAAGTAAAAAAGATTATTCATCACCCGATGAGATTGAACTTTTATCAGACTTACAATCTAAATTAATGATTTGGAGTTATAAAGCTGATAATGATGAATATAATAAAAACTATTCTGATGTAACAGGTGATGTTTATGGTCAATACAAATACTATTTTGATAATGACTTTGTTAAAGGTGAAGAAAGAATTGAAAGTTCATTTTCACCAACACCACTTGTTAAAACTCCTTTTAATGCAATTGTTCCAGGCATTGACCCAACTAATCCAAAGGTTCAACCAAGAATTTTTTACTATGGTGGATTGAGAGATTGTGATGGTTGGAATTGGACTTATCAACCAACTACTGGTGGGTCTGCTTCTGAAAGTTTTAGCAAATACCCATATGCTGGACACTTTGATGACCCTATTGAACCAGAAATTGACATAAATTTTGGAACAAACAAATACTATTATTATGATGATTGGGATTTCATAACAGATAACAATATGTTTAACACTTATTGGAGTGATTATGTCAGACAAATTGAAACTGGTAGGTTAATAACATCTTATTTTTATTTAGATGAATATGACATTAGATATATCAAAGATAATTTCTATACAAAGATTTTTATTCTTGATAGTTACTATTATGTTAATAAAATTATTGATTATAAACCTTTACAAAATGGTGTTACAAAGGTTGAATTACTTAAAATAGTTGATGGTGTTAGATGGGAAAGACAAAGAACACAAACTGTTATATCAAACCCTACAAGACCTACTGGACCATTTAATGTTCTTTTTGATTTGGCAGTTGGATTTGGAAACTCATCAGCTGGTGGTGGAGTTGTTGTTGGTAATGGTAATGTTTCTGGTGGTAAAATTACAAGATTTTTAGCTGATGGAAGCACTCAATCGTTTTTAGCAAAAAATATGATTGTTGGTTCAGACAATATAATGACTGGTGATAATTCTATGATTGTTGGTGATAGAAATAGTATTACATCTGGGTCATCAATGGTTTTAGGTGGTTCTGATAATATAGTTGAGGGTGATGCTGGTGGTATTATATTAATAGGTTCTAATGGTATAACGGCAACCCAAAGTGGTAAGGTTTATATTGGTGATGCTTATGTTGTTGATACAACTACTGGAACCGTGACTGTTGGAACATCATCAACACCATGGTCTCCACCATCTTATTATATTGAAGATACAACAATACCAGCTGCTAAAATTCAGATTATAAATGATAATAATGTAACATTGACTTCTTTGGTAAGAGGAGCAAGTGGTTCTGAATATATCAAACACGATGTTTTAGATGGCTTAACTGGCAATGGTTCAAGTGTATTTATACAAAGTTCATCTTTGGCATTAGAAAGTGGTGATGGCTCATCAAATAGTAGTAGATTGTTAAGTATGCCAACTTATATGAGTTCTATTGTTTATGATAATGCAACACTTACAGCTGTATCTACAGTGGTTTTAGAAAATGTATCAAGTGATGGTCAATTAACATTAGACAGTGTGGCAAATGTTGCTAACACAAGACAAGATACGATTAATTTATTTCCTGGTGGTGGTAGTTATATAAAGTCATATGAAACAGTAATAGGTGATGAAAGTAGAATTGACTTTTATCCGAATGGAATTGATACAACTATTTCAGCAAATGGTGTATTAAGCACTTCTTATATGTCAGACACATCTATACAATTGACAATTACTGATGGAACAACATTTAATAATAATATATCATTAAATAATCTCCTAACGCCTGGTATTCAATTAACTTCGGATAATGCTGGTGCTGGTAACTCAGCTGCATTTGCATTATCCGAAGATGAGATTATGCTTAAGTTGATTAATGGTGTTTTTACAACATCTATAATACAATCAACAGCTTCTGTTACAATAAATACTGGTATAACAGCTTCAAAGTTTGATAATAACACAACAGCTGGTGAGACAGGATTTATGTTGTGGGATATATCAGCTAATACATTGAAAAGAGTTTCAATTGGAGCTGCTAATAGTGGTGGAACTGGATTTAAAGTCCTAAGAATTCCTAACTAAAAGACATAGTTAAAAAAAGTATATTTATATAAAAAGAAATAATTTGTAAATGGCTGAAACAGTTAAAATAAAGATAGAAACAACTGGTGGTGACCAATTAGCTCAGAATATACAAGAGGCAGCAGATGCCAGTGGTAGTTTAAAACAACAGTTAAGAGAAATCACATTAGAATTACAAGGATTAGAGCCTGGTAGTGCAAGATTTCAAGAATTATCACAAAGAGCTGGTCAATTAAGAGATACTATCGCTGATACTAACGCTGTTATTAACGCAACAGCTGGTGCTCCTATTGAGAATTTAGGTAAAGGTCTTCAAGGTGTTGCTACAATTGGTCTTAATGGTTTTCAAGGTATTCAAGGAGCAATGCAAGCATTTGGTGCTAAAGGTGAAGCCCTACAAGAAGGCATGGCTAAACTTCAAGGTATTATGGCCATGACACAAGCAATAGAAGCATTCGGTTCATTAGGTGACCAAGTTACAAATATGAAAGCAAGTTTTGGTGCATTCTTTACATCAGCAAAAGCTGGACTTCAAGGTATCAAAGGAGCAGTTGCTGCTACTGGTATTGGTTTGTTACTAATTGCTGTTGGAACACTTGTTGCTTATTGGGATGATATAAAAGCTGCTGTTAGTGGTGTTTCAGCTGAACAAGAAGCTCTTAACGCTAAAGCCGAAAGAAATGTTGAGATAGAAGGCGAAAAAACAAAAAGGCTAAAAGCGAGTGATAACATTTTAAGAATGCAAGGGTTGAGTGAAAAACAAATTCTTGAATTAAAAATAGCTCAAGTTGGTAAAGAAATCTCAGCACTTAATGTTAAAATCAAACAAGCCAAAATAACATTAGATAGTCAAATAGACGCTGAAAAGAGAAACTTTGCTATTACAAAAGGTATTATACAATTCTTAACAATGCCACTACAAATGATTTTGGGAACTGTTGATAAGATTAGTGAGGGATTAGCCTATCTTGGAGTTATTGATGAAAAACTTACATTAGCTGATGATGTTACTAATTGGGTTACAAGTTTCTTATTTGACCCTGAAGCTACAAAAGTTGAAGGTGAAAAAACCATAAAAGAAATGGAAAGTAAATTGCTTGATTTACAAAATGAACAAGCAGGCTATCAATTAGAGATAAAAAACATGGATAAAAAAGCTGCTGAAGAAAGAAAAAGACTTTCTGATGAGAATTATAAAAATGCCATGGATAAAGCAAAGACAGAAGCAGAAAGAGAACTTGCTGAAAAAAGAAGGTTAGAAGATGCTAAACTTGAACTTATGGATGAAAGTCTTGCTAAAGATGTTGAGGGTAATAGATTAAAATATGAAAGACTTATTGAAGATGCTACTAAAGGTCAAACTAAACTTAATAAACAAACACAAGAATTAGTTGATACTTACAATGCACAAAGAGACAAAGATGACCAGGCAGCAAAAGACAAATGGGATAAAATACAAAAAGATAAAGAACAAGCTCTCAAAGATGCTGAAGCTAAAATGTTGGCAGATATGAGAGCCCAAGATGCCGCTGTTTATAAAGCTGAAACCGAGATGCGTGATGCTAAAATCGCACTTATGGAGGAAGGATATGCCAAAGAAAAAGCAGTTAGAGAAGCAGCTTATCAAGATGAATTATATGACTTACAAAATCAATTAGATGAAGAAAAGATTACAAGAGAACAATATGACCAACTAACAAAAGATGCAACTCAAAAAAGAAATGATGAGATTGCCGCTATTAATAAGAAGTCAGCTGAAGAGGAAAAAGAAGCTGCTAAGGAATTAAGAGACCAAAAAATACAAGCTGTTAGTGACACACTATCAACTATTGGTAATTTGGCTGAGTTATTTGCTGGTAAAAATGAGAAGCAACAAAGAAAAGCATTTAATTTACAAAAAGGTGTTCAAATAGCACAGGCTACTATTGACACTTATAAAGCAGCAACTGGTGCTTATTCATCACTGTCATCAATTCCAGTTGTTGGTCCAGTTTTAGGTGCTGTAGCTGCGGCCGCTGCTATTACAGCTGGTATATTAAATATAAAGAAAATTGCTTCAACACAATTCAAAGCTGATGGTGGTGGCTCAACTCCATCTCCAAGTCCTGCTGGTGGTGAAGGCCCAAGTCCTTCAGCAATGACAGCTCCTACACCTCCAAGTTTAACTATTAATGGTAGTGCTATGGGTGGTAGTGAAGGTGGTGGATTGCAACTATATGGTTCAAGACAAACACCAGTTAAAAGTTATGTTGTTGAAAGTGATATAACAAACACACAAAATAGATTGAATACTTATCAGCAAAGGTCTGAGATAGGTTAATAAAAATAAATAACTACTATGAATGAAGAAATAAAATTAATTGAGTGGGAATTAGATGATGTAATGGGTGAGTTAAAAAGAATTAGTCTTGTTAGTGAGCCTGCTATTGAAGAGGATTTCCTTCTTTTTAATAGTCAAACATTAAAATTCAAAACAATTGATGACGAAAAAAGAGTTTTAACTGGTCCAGCAATGAGACCAGACATTAACATTCCAAGAAAAGATGAGATAGGTAATCTTTATTATGGTTTTTTCTCAAAAGATACTGTTAGAAAATGTGCCGAATTATTCTTTAAGAAAAACTCTAATGCTAATAACACAAATCTTGAACACGAATTTGAGATTGATGGTGTTTATGTATTTGAGAGTTGGATTGTTGAAGACCCTGAGATGGATAAAGCAAAAGCATTAGGTTTTAAGAATATAAAAGCTGGTGATTGGTTTGTTAGTATGAAGATTGAAAATGAAACTGTTTGGAATAACTATCTTAAGACTGGTCTTATTAGAGGTTTTAGTGTTGAGGTTAAGGCATCAGAAGTTGAAATTTTGGATAAGATGAAGTCAATTTTAATGGACGATATAAGTGATGACTTAAAGTATGAAATGCTCTTAAAACTTATGAAATCGTAAAAAAATATGACAAAAAAGGAATAAGTATATTTATATAAAAAAGAAGATAATTTTATGAAAGATAAAAGGTCAATTTTAGGTGAAATAAAAGCAATTTTATTCGGAGCCGAAGAAATGAAAAGCTTTAAAGAAGCAAAGTCTGGAGATTATATCTTAAGAGTTGAAGGTGAAGACTTCGCTGAAGGTATGGAAATCTCATTAGTAACAGAAGATGGTTTAATCCCAGTTGAGGATGGAGCTTATCCATTAGAAGATGGAAGAGAATTAGTAGTTGCTGCTGGAAAGATTGAAAAAATTGAAGGTGAAGTTAAAGAAGAAGAGGAAGAAGGACCTGAGATTGAAATTGAATTAGCAGAAACTGAATTACTTGATGGAACTAAAGTTAAAGTTGAAGGTGATGTTGCTGTAGGTAACAAAGTTTTAGTTGAAAAAGACGGAGAATTCGTTCAAGCACCAGAAGGACAACACAACTTAGCTGATGGTAAAGTAATCTATGTTGATGCTGAAGGTTTGATTAATGAAATACAAACACCTGATACTAAGAAAGAAGACGAAGTAGCATTAGAAGTAGCTGTTGAAGCACCTGCTTATGTTGATGAGACTGCTGGTATGACTTCATCTGTAACACAAGAAATGTTCGGTGATATGGAAAAAAGAATGGCTGACATGGAAGAAAAGATTAAAGAAATGGAAGCTGTTACAAAAGAAATGGCTAAATATACTAAATCAGTTGAAGACAAAATGGAAAGTTTTGTAAAAGACACTCCAGCTGAGTTAGAATTTAAATCTTTGAAATCTGAATTTAGTAATAAAGTTATTACTGAAAAGAAAACACAAAACGATAATTTAGAGGCTATTAGAAACATAAGAGCTAAAAAATAAAATCCGAAAGGAACAAAAATTAATATAAAAAAATGAGCTTAAATTTAGTAGGATTAACGGCGTATGTTGAACAAAACGCGTCGGATTTGATTAAAGAAGCGGTCCTAAGAGGAAGAACAGTTGATTTAGTAACTGTGCAAGGTGGTATTAAATCTGCACAAACTATCAACAGAATTTCTACATCTTTAACAGGACAGGCTGGTGCTTGTGGTTGGAACGCTGCTGGAACAACTACTTTGGACCAAAGAACTATCACAGTATGTGATGTAAAAATTAACGAGGCTATCTGTCTTAACGACCTTGAAGCATACTACACACAAGTAGCTATGAACCCAGGTTCTTACAACACAGCTATCCCATTTGAGCAAATCTTTGCTGAAAACAAAAGAGACCAAATCATGGCTATGATTGAAGACCTTATCTGGAGAGGAAATACTGCAACAGGTTCTGGAAACTTAGCACTTTGTGATGGTTTTGTAAAATTATTTGATGCTGGTGTTACTGCTTCTTCAGGAAGATATATCACTTATTCAACATCTGCTTTGGCTGGAACTGGTTCAGGTGGTGCTTATAACGCTGCTACTTCTAACATCGTTGAATTGATTGACGAATTAGCAAGATTGGTAAATACTAATGTTATTGACACACCAGACTTACATGTATTCTTGTCATATGCTGACTATAGAACATATGCTAAAATCTTAAGAGATACTAACTATTTCGCTTACACTGGTGCTGAAAACCAAGGACAAGAGTTCTCTCAAATGCACCCTGGCACAAACATCAGAGTAATCGCTGTAAGAGGATTGAATACTGCTAACAGAATTCTTTTAGCTGAGGCTTCTAACCTTTACATCGGAACAGATTTATTGTCTGATGCTGAAGACTTCAAAGTATGGTATTCTCAAGATTTTGATGAAGTTAGATTTTTAGCTAAATTCAAATTAGGAGTTCAAGTTGCATTCATTGAGAATGTTGTTTGGGCAAGAGGTTTCTAATATAACTGGAATAAAAAAAAACTATTAACTCATAAAGGGGCTTCGGCCCCATAGAGTTAAATAAAATAAAAAAATTATAATATGGCATGTTTATTAAACACAGGATATACATTAGGATGTAGAGATAGCATCGGTGGTATATCATTGGCTTATATTGGAAATTTTGACGCAGACCAGTTATATACTCTTGATGGAAACAACAACATCACAGGTGTTACAGGTTCAACAGTGTCTTACTACACTTTTGAGCAAGAAATGGAAACAGGTTCTTTCGCACAAGAAGGAGCTTACTCAACTGAGAACGGAACAGTGTTCTTTACTCAAAACTTGAGCTTAGTATTCCACAAAAATGATGCAGCTTTAAGAAATCAATTATTGATTTTATCACAAGCTAATCTATCTGTAATCGTTAAAGACCAAAGAGGTGAATACTGGTTGGTTGGAAAACAAAATGGTGTAAGAGTTACTGCTGGTGCTATGAACACTGGTAAAGCGTTTGGAGACCTTAATGGTGTTACAATCACTTTGACTGGTAAAGAACCAGAACCTGCATACAGAATTGATGATATAAACGACTTTGTTATTATCTAATATAATAACACACTTCATATATCCTTAGAGAGCCCACAGTTACCCCACTGTGGGTTTTCTGTTTTATAAAAAAGACAAAAACAAAAATTGTATATTTATATAAAAAATAAGTTAGAGTATGAAACTAAAGATAAAAAAAGAATACTCCGAACATTCTATATTTTATAAAGGTAAAAGAATTTACTTTATAGAAATGAATGACGAAAAGAAAGAGTTTTGGTTTAATAATGGTTTTGATTACATCTTTGATGTTGAAAAGAAACCAATTGTTAAAAAAGAAGAAAAAATAGAAAAATTAGATTTAGAAGATGATACTGATAAATAAAGGCGAAACTAAAAAGGTTTATTTTACATTAAGTCCAAGCATATCACCAGTTTATTACTTATTTAAGTTTATATCAAATGACACTGGTAATGTTACATTAATGATGAGTGATAACTTATCATCTACATCAGCATATAGTGCCTTTATGTTTATTGAAGGTTCAACTTATTCAACAGCTGGTGGATTTACTGTTAATCCTGGCACATATGATTATGAAATTTATCAGACGCCATATAATGGTGTTTTGAATGTGGCATCAGCAAGTGGTGTTTTAGAAATAGGTTTAATGACTGTTTTAGGTGGTGATTTTTGTTACTCACCTGAGATAGACCAAGATTATATTTACTATGATGAGTGTTCAGGTCCATCTGTATATGGTATTACAGGTGCTACAGGTGCTGCAGGCCCAACTGGCCCAACTGGCCCTGCTGGAACAAGTGGAACTTCTGGTCAAAATGGAACATCAGGTGTTAATGGAACATCAGGAACATCAGGAATTAGCGGTTCATCAGGAACTTCTGGTGTTAGTGGTTCTTCGGGAACATCAGGAATAAATGGAATTAGCGGTTCATCAGGAACATCAGGAATAAATGGAATTGCCGGTTCATCAGGAACATCGGGAATAAATGGAATTGCCGGTTCATCAGGAACATCAGGAATAAATGGTTCGTCAGGAACTTCTGGTGTTAGTGGAGCAAATGGCTCATCAGGAACTTCTGGTGCTAATGGCTCGTCAGGAACATCAGGAGCTAATGGCTCATCAGGAACATCAGGAATTAGCGGTTCATCAGGAACAAGTGGTGTGAGTGGAACAAATGGAACTTCTGGAACATCAGGAGCTCAAGGTGCTGCTGGTATATCAGCTGGTCAAATCTACTACTTTAATGAAAGTCAAAATTCAGATGTTAGTGGATATAAAGTTTTAGCGATAAATCCATCAACTGCTTCTCAACAAACTGTAACAACTAACTTAACAAGTAATCAACAAGGTGTTATGATAAGTGATTATATAACACCACAATTAGGTTTTGCTGTTATACCTGGTGGGGTTCAAAGATTTCACACACACTTATTAAAGCAAGCAAGTAATGATAGTATTGAATACTATGTTGAAATACAATTAGCAGATAGCTCAGGAACACCGATAGGACCAACTTTATCTTCTGGAAAATCTTTAGTTGGTTGGGTAGATGCTTCTACACCAGTTGAAGTTACAGTTGATTTAACACTACCTACAACAACTATTGACCCTACTAATAGGATGATAGTTAGATTATATTTAGATAATAACGATAACAATACTCACAGCATAGTTTATTACACAGAAGGAACATCTTATTATTCTTTCGTTTTAACATCTGTTGGTGTTGTTTCTTCAACAAGTGGAACTTCTGGTTCATCAGGAACATC